TCCTCCGCCTGTAGCGCAAGCGGGAGGTGTTAACCCCTTGGCATCTCCCGCAGCTTCTACAATTACTGACCCAGCTACATTATCAGCCATACTACCGAACCCAAGAGATCGAGTATTGGCTGAACGACTGAGAGGCACAACATGAACAAAGATCAGCTAAGAATGGAGCTTGCAGACGACGAGGGCTGTAAGTATTCCGTGTATTTAGATCATTTAAATTTGCCAACTTTTGGCATCGGTCACCTTATTACCGAAGCCGACCCTGAGTTTGGTGAACCTATTGGCACGGAGATATCTGAAGAGCGAGTGCATAGAGCATTTCTCCTAGACGTAGCTGTGACCATCGACGAATGCAAAGTATTGTACGATGACTTCGATGATTTACCCGAAGAAGCACAATTAGTTATCTGCAATATGATGTTTAATATGGGCAGGCCACGGCTGTCTAAGTTCAAAGGCATGAAAGCTGGATGCGATGCCCGGGACTGGAACAAAATGGCAGACGAAATGGTCGATTCGCGGTGGCATGATCAGGTTCCGAACCGGGCCAAGCGTTTGGTCAAGCGAATCCGTGACCTAGCAAAAGACTGAAATCATTGAATAAAAACATCGATTCTCGTGGACCTCGTGAACGATAGACGTATCATTATACCTTCAGGTCGCTGAGAATCGAGGTTTTGAACTTTGAACAGGCTTACATTTTGCGCCCATGATGATTTGATCCTCGTCAAATGACAACATAGCAGCAGACATCTCTATTGTTCTATCCATGCACCGCTCGAATGTAGAATAAGGACCTCGAGTGTCTTCTATAATTGAGCAATCATCCAATTCCCCTGACATGCATATAAGTATCAGAGCTTCAAACATCATCTTGAACCTCCCTCTCTGCCTTTTGTATTAGGCTTTCTACTTCATGCAGCTTGCTGATGGCTTCATCCAGCAGCCCAGACTCGTGTCTCAAGAACAACTGAGTCACGGACTGGACTGACTGGCTTACTGACAGCTTTGCGTCAGAGAAGTTACTCATTTTTTCTTCGGTGGTCTGCCGCGCTTCTTGGCCTTTGGCGGACGGCCTCTCTTTTTGGCAGGTGCTTTGCCACCTTCCCATGCTTCGTTGATTGTCGGAGTACTTTTATTGTCTCCAACTAACCGCCCCTTGTTATCTCTTGCTCTCTCTGGCTCCTTAACGAGACAGGGAAAGAACAGTCTTAAAAACTTAGTCCACATCTTCTTGCTCCTCTTGTTTCGGAAGATACACTTCCACGAATGCCCCACACTTGGGACAACTTAAATTAGTAACCATAAAAAAAGAGTCACTCTCTTCTTCAAGATCATGGTCACCACCCCAAATTAATTTTGTCTGACAATGCCAACAATTCATCCCACTTCTCCCCAGTTATTACCAAGTTCTGCGTCAACCTCGAAGGGCACCTTTAAATCTGGCACACAAGTGGACATGATTTCAACAATTCTGTCTGATTGTTCTTGGCTGCTGATGCTAAAGCACAACTCGTCATGCACTGTAAGCATAGGTGTCAGACCCTCGGCATGGCAATCTACCATCGCTTTCTTTGTCTGATCGGCACTCGAACCTTGGATGAGTTTGTTCAACGCCTTGTATGTAAAGGCACGACGTATCATACCCTTGCCTCCATACTCTTTGATTGCCTCCTCGAGCTTCATAGCCTTGTTGTACCCGAAAGACTTAGGCTCCCACATATCAAACCTGCATTTACGCCCCAGCCATGTTCGTATCGAACCTGATTTACTAGCGGTTGCTGATGCCAGATCTGCAATACCTTTCACAAATGGCACCCTCTCATGATACTTTTCGAGCAGAGACTTGGCTTCCATCTCATCGATGTCCATAACACCAGCCAGCTTTTTGCGGCCCATACCGTACATGATACCAAGGTTTACAGTCTTGGCTTCCTTACGGGTTATGTCAGCAAGGTCTGCCACCATCTGGTGGAAGTCAGCGTTGCCCTGCTGATACATATCAATTACACTATCTATCTGAGGGTGTCTGTGTACGCCGTTCAGTTGAGCACAGTAGTGCGCCAGCCAGCGTGGTTCTTGTGAGGCATAGTCGAAGCTGCCCCACTTTGTACCCTCTTCAGGGATAAACAACCCACGGATCATGGACTTTATCTCTGGATCTCTTGCCGGAATCTGCTGTAAATTCGGGTTGCTCGACGAAAATCGTCCTGTAACTGTCCCTCCTTCATCAGAACGAAGAGGATTAAAATCACAATGGATGCGACCATTACACGAATGTTCAAGTATTGTCTCAACAAAGGTAGTATTTGCCTTATTAAATTCACGCAATTTCACAATCTTCTGCGCTATGGGATGAGTGTGATTGCTAAGAAACTGCTTTGTAAAGGACGGAGCATTAGAGTTTTCTGTCCTATGGTATTTAAGACCAAGGGCATCGAACGCCTTTGCCACCGATGCAGCAGACCACGGCTCGATAGACACCCCGGTATCGGACCTTATCTCTTTTAACAGTTCTTTCTCGCGCTTGCTAAGTTCGATCTGGATCTGCTCTGCCCCATCAGTGTCAACACGCACACCTTTGGTTTTCATCTCAAGAAGAACAGGTAACAAACTGGACTCCAACTGAAAGATACTTGTGACTTCATCCTGCTTGATGTCCACACGCAGCCTGTCCCATAGCCGCAGTGTCACCGCAGCATCCTGTTCGGCGTAGCTGCCCACAAACTTTGACGGCAGCCTCCACATATCACTCTTAGGATCTACACCATACATCGCAGCCGCAGCCTTGAGCATCTTCTCGTTCTTGTACTCCCCAAGATACTCCCCGGTCAGAGAGTTTAGGTTGTAATACCTACGGTTTTCGTTAAGCAGTGGCGCGGCTATCATGGTATCGATTATCGGACCTTGGACCTCGATCCCTGCCCATCGCATCCAGCCCAGATCATACATGGCATTGTGCATTACCTTCTCGATCTTGGGTGTAGCCATCTGTTTCTTCAGCCAGTTAACCACCAGCTTCTCCGGCAGGTTGCCATCCTCGTGACGAACAGGATAGTAGCCAACGAAATCACCAGCCGCCACAGCGTAGCCTATGACATAGCCATCGTTCCTGCACCACCCCGGCCCCAGCTTCATCAGGTTTGGATCTCTTGTTTCCAAGTCGATGGCGATACGATCATAGCCTGTAAGATCAGGAAAGGATGACGGCGGATCCCACTCATCATCACCGAATCCAAGGGCTGCTTCTTTGACATCGATATCAAGAAGGTTCATTTGCTTATCCATCGTTTACAATCTCTCCGCCAAGGGCTGCGTAACCTATGATATCCCTCCAAGAATCGTCCTTTGTCATATCATGGCTTAATCTAGCTAACTTCAAGCCTATCATACAAGCGACCACCTGTTCAGGCGTAACCTCATGGTTAAGTATGGTGCCCCATATCTGTGCTATACGCTCGTGGTTCTCTCTGGCAGGACCATACTCCTTGGCTCTGTCTCCATTGATTAGTGCCTCTGCCGTATCTAGAAAATGTTTTCTGTTTTTCATAGTTGAAACCCATAATATGATTGTGACTCTACAATGTGCAGGGACTTTCGAGCGCGAGTCAGGCCAACATAGAATGTCCTGATCTCAGAGTCCTGATCCCTGCTCTCGACACAAGCCCTCGAGGAGTCCAGAAGCAGAGCTACGTTGTCTGCCTCACCGCCCTTGGCTTTGTGTATGGTTGATATCTTTATGCGCGGTGTACCTGTCAGGATTGACTCACCCATCCGGCGCACAGATGTAATGTATATCCGCTCCCGTTCGGATACCTTGAGCACCTCGTGCCACGGTGTATCAATCTCTGCCGTCAATTCACACAGCTTCTTTATGTCCAGAAAACCATATGTTTCTTCGGTGTCCAGATTGGCAAGCTGCTTCCTCCCAGCCTTTGTAATGACATCTGCTACCAGCAGCGTTGATAGCTTCTTCAGGTCTGCCGCAGACAGGAACCTGCCCTTACACAGATCGAGCCATAGCTCAATACCGCTCAACACGTTTGGTGATATCGACCAGCCCGACCCCTCGCGCCAGTACAAGAAACCCTGATCCTTGAGATCACTCGCCACCTTGTTGGCTATGAAGTTTGTTCGAGTCAGTATAAGCCACTCACCCTCTCTGATATCCACATCCATGATGTCACGGTGCCAGACAATCGCACCTTGCTCATCGGTGCCCGACCATGTCTTTGGTTGCCGTGTTATCAAACGCCTGACCATATTGTCTGCTTGTTTTTGTATCGACACAGGCA